GACAAGCATACGCCACAATAAAAGGTCATTACATACCAATAGTAATGAACAGCATAAATGATGAATCTTCCATAAGCGTTGATTCCAGAAAATACTTTTTGCAAGGGTATGATTTTACCATGTTAGGCTTTTTGTTGGATGAAGAAGAATTTAAAATTAAACCAGCTTTGTCAAGGGTGGTACAAGTTTATGAAGTGGATACCAACATAGTTAAAAGTGTTGAAAAACCTATTGAATTCGTTGAAGCACCTAAATTGGAAATTGATATAGATAGCAATAGCACGTATTACGAGGAAACGATTAGATTTTTAGGAACATTGAAGTACGTTAATTCAACAAATGTGGAAAGTTTTGACGTGTATGTAAATGGAGATTATTATGGTTCAAATATAAAAAATATTGGTATTAATAGTTCAGACACATTAAGAATTGATATAATAAAAGGATATAATGATGTTTCAAAATTAATTTTTGAAATAATTTTCAACTCTAAAGAAAGTGCTAAAAATTCACCTACTCCGACACCTTCCGTAACTGTAACCCCAACAATGACCGTTACTCCAACGCCTTCTATTACCCCAACAACGACCATAACACCAACGCCATCGATAACCCCTACCAATACCGCCACACCAACTGTTACACCAACTGGAACAATAACCCCAACCCCTTCTGTGACGCCAACAATGACCGCTACCCAAACACCTTCTGTAACACCAACAATAAGCGTGACGCCTACGACGTCGGTAACACCATCATCTACACCTAATGTTGTGGATGCCATAAGTTCTCAACTCACAACAAGTTTAAGTGCATATAATGCAGCTTCGGTTGGTAATTGGGTGAAAGTAACTAAAACAGAATATGATAATATTGCGGCCAATGTGTCTGGCGCGACTAAAAAGGGGAATAGCGATACACAAGTAAACAATAGGGATGTATTAACAAGTTGGCAAAGTAACTGGATTGCTTTTGGTTTGGGTAATACACCATCATTCCAGATAAATCAAGGTGAATATGTAATTGGTATGATTACCGAAACGTGGAATCAATCTAATGGTACATCACAACTTGGTTATACAACAACATTTACAGGTAATACAATTATAAACATTGGTAATGCTGCCGGACCTTCTAGTGGTGGGGTGCGAGATTATTTTATTAGAAAAGCGCCAAACGACCCTGCAACAGAAATAAGATACCCGACATTGTTTATGACACAATCACCAAATGCAGTATCTTCTTGGAATGGTTTCAGGTCTACCGATAATGGGGCAACTTGGATTGCATTGCCAAATAACCAAGTTGCTAAAATTCAAATCATAACCACATCGGTTAAATCTTGGTAATATTTTTTTAATTAATAGTTTGAAAGTACAATAATTTGCTATTGGTAAGAATTATGCGTTAAATGTAAATATTTATTGGTAAATATTTTAAAAACGAAAAAAAATGGCCAATACAAACAAAAAAGTATTCGTATCTCCGGGGGTATATACCTCTGAGACAGATTTATCGTTTGTATCACAAAGTGTTGGTGTAACCACATTGGGCATAGCGGGCGAAACGTTAAAAGGCCCCGCCTTTGAACCAATATTTGTGAGCAATTATGATGAATTTCAAACCTATTTCGGAGGAACTTCCCCTGAGAAATTTATCGGCACCCAAATACCAAAATATGAGGCAGCGTATATTGCCAAATCATATTTAGGTCAATCAAACCAGTTATTCGTAACCAGAGTTTTGGGTTTATCCGGTTATGATGCCGGGCCTTCTTGGACAATAAAACTGGAAGCAAACGTTAATGGGGATACAGTAGGGATAAGCAACACAACTAATTTCACGACAAACTTTTCTGGTTCTACAGGTGGTACTTTAAGTTTCACCACAAGTCTACCTGCTGCTGTTTCTGCCGATGTGAATAGTCTTTACACGAAACAAGATTTATCAACGTCCACATATTATGACGACATAAAATCAATATTGGATGCAATAAATGCCGATAATTCTTTAAGTGCGAACACTGTGAGCGTATATGGTTCTATACCAACCGCAACGTTAACAGCCCTTAGTGGCGGTTCTTTTAGCGCAGTAACAAATAATTTTGGAAACACATTGTCCTTAAATGATAATGATAAAACAGACGGTTCCAATTATCCTTGGTATTATGCAACATTTATCAACACTTCAAACAACACCTATTCAGGTTATTCTTATTTTTATACGGTTTCTAGTTTTAGTGGTGTTACTGGGGGTACTTACACAGGAACATTAAGTGGAAGTGTATACACTTTCTCTGGTACAGCATATGAAGATTACAATAATTTGGTTGTCGCAACCCTTCGTTCCAGAGGTGTCACACAATATGATACCACGAATGATGGGCCAGTATATGAAGTCAACTCAACCTCAAATCTTGTATTGGTATCTACAGGGGTTTATTCCGGTATAAGTAGCTCACCATATGCAACTTTTGCTTTATCTGGTTTAACAAAAGATAGTGAAACTTTCAACATAGAGGTTTCAATGAACCCATCTTCTTCCAACTACATATCAAAAGTTTTGGGTTCTTCAAATTTTGGCAAAGACCGCACAGAAATCCCCGTATTCGTCGAAGAAGTTTATCCTACTATGTTGAACTATGCTTACAATAAAGGCTTTGTAAGAGGCTTAAAAACGCAAATGGTGGCATTGGGTAGTGCTAGAAGCGGTAGCGCTTCTTCAATCGGAAAATACTTGGATAGATACCAGTCCCCATCCACACCTTATTTCGTATCCGAATTAAGGGGAAATAAGGTATATAACCTTTTCAAGTTCATATCCATCTCAGACGGAAACTCGGCTAACACAGAAATAAAAGTATCTATTGCGAATGTTTCGTTGAAAAATAAAACATTTGATGTATTGGTAAGAAGTTTCAACGATACAGATGCAAACCCAGTAGTAATCGAGAAATTTACCAATTGCAACATGGATGAGAATACAAATAGCTTCATCGGTAAGAAGATTGGTAGTTCAAGTGGTGAATATGCTTTGAACTCAAAATACATAATGGTAGAAATGGCTACTGAATATCCTTCTGATTCAGTACCTTGCGGTTTTATGGGTTATGTTGACAGAGAATATGAGCAGTCTTTATCCATATCTGCTAAGCCGGCAATGCCAATTTATAAAACTGAATATTATTATCCAAACCAAGAAGTTTATAATATTCCTTTTGGTATTGGAAGCAATAATGTATCGGGTGATAATGTAAAAAGAACATTCTTGGGATTCTCTAGTAGTTTGGGTGTAGATTCTTCAAACCTTCAATATAAGGGAATGGTTAATATTGGTGATTTGTGGGATGTTACCCAATCTTGGAATTATATGGGTAAAGGTTTCCATATGGATTCTGGTGCTACCACGGTTTTAATAGGTAATTCATTCTCAACTAGCGGCACAGCCGCATTTGATTGTGGGGTTGCTAGTTTCAATGAAGAACCAACAAGCCAAACAAACCCTTATTATTACATATATTCAAGGAAATTCACAGCTTGCTTCGCAGGAGGATTTGACGGTTGGGACATTTATTCTGAGAAAAGAACCAATACGGATGATTATATGGTTGGGGGTTCTAAGTTCTTAGCAGGGGCTTCGCCAGCTAATAGTACTAGATACCCAAATTCTACTGGCAGTGGAACATTCAAAGAAATAACAGTTGGGGATAACACTGTTGATTACGCAAATACCGATTATTATGCTTACTTGATAGGTATTCAAACATTCTCCAATCCAGAATCAGTTAATATTAACGTTTTTGCAACTCCGGGTATTGATTATGTAAATAATTCCAATCTGGTTGAACAAACTATCGATATGATTGAAAATGACCGTTCAGATTCCATTTACATAACAACTACCCCTGATATTAACTTGAACTTACCTACAGCAGATAGTATTATCTATCCCCAAGAAGCTACTGATAATTTGGAAACAGCCGGATTGGATTCTAGTTACACAGCTACTTATTATCCTTGGATATTAGTAAGGGATACTGTTAACAACACTCAAATATATCTTCCTCCAACTGGAGAAGTATGTAAGAACTTGGCATTAACTGATAATATTTCATTCCCTTGGTTTGCATCTGCTGGTTATACAAGAGGATTGGTAAATTCTATAAAAGCTAGAAAGAAGTTAACACAAGAAGATAGAGATACCTTATATGAAGGAAGGTTGAATGCTATTGCTACTTTCTCAGATGTAGGTACTGTTGTTTGGGGGAATAAAACACT